GGCTTCGAGGATGCCATGCTCGGCGTGGCGAAACAGGTCGACGGCGCCCGCGATGTCAACGGCGAGCTGACCCAGACCTATTACGACATCGCCGCCGGCATCAAGGAGATCGGCGAGCGCGTGCCCATGGCCACCGCAGAGCTGGCCCGCCTGGCCGAAGGCGGGGCGCGCATGGGTGTCGTGGGGAAGAAGAACCTGCTGGCGTTCACCGAAACCGTCGCCATCACCGCGTCGGCATTCGAGTTGCCGGCCGATCAGATCGGCGAAGACATGGGCAAGATCGCCAACCTCTACAAGATCCCGATCGCCAATATCAGTGCCCTCGGCGATGCCATCAACTATCTCGACGACAACGCCCAATCCCAGGGCGGCGACATCATCGACGTCATGAAGCGGGTCGCCGGCGTCGCCGGCACCGTCAACATGAGCTTCCGTGATGCCGCCGCCCTAGGCTCGTCGTTCCTGTCTCTCGGCGCCGGCCGTGAGGTCGCCGGCACCGCATCGAGCGCAATGATTCGCGAACTGGCCATCGCCAAGATGCAGCCGGCGCGATTCCAGCAGGGGCTCGATGCGATCGGCATGAGCGCCGAGGCCATTCAGGCCGCCATGCCCACGGACGCCACCGGCACCATCCTCAAGGTGCTCGAGGCCGTCAACAAACTGCCCGATGCCAAACAGCTCCAGGTCATGACCCAGCTGTTCGGCAAAGAATATGGCGACGATGCCGCCAAGCTAGCGAAGAACGTCGGCGAATACCGCCGGCAGCTCGAGCTGGCCAACAGCGCCGCCGCCGAGGGCTCGATGGTCCGCGAGGCCGAGGCGCGCAATGCCGCCCTCTCCGCGCAGTGGCAGATCACCCTCAATCATCTGTTCAACGAGAACAGTCGGCTAGGGGCGTTGCTGAAGGACACCGTTGTCGACCTGCTGCATACCTTCAACGACTGGCTCGATGCCATCGGCGAATTCACCAAGGAGCACCCCGCCCTGGTCGCCACCCTACTCAAGGGCCTCGCCGCTTTCGCCGGTATCGTGGCCATTGGCGGCGCCGTCACCCTGACGCTCGGCTCGCTGCTCGGTCCGATCGCTATGGTCCGCTATGGCATGGAGATGTTCGGCATCAAGTCCGGCGTCGCCGATAGCAAGCTCGGCAAGCTGGCCAAGAACGGCATCAAGCTCCTCGGCAACTCGCTGCTCTGGCTCGGCCGGACCTTCGCCGCCGTCGGGCGCCTGTTCCTGCTCAACCCGATCGGCATCGCCATCACGCTCATCGCCGGCGCCGCTTATCTGATCTACAAGAACTGGGGCGATATCAGCCAGTTTTTCAAGGACCGCTGGGCAGACGTGAAGGCCGCGTTCGATGGCGGCCTCGGTGCCGTCATGACGCTGCTGCTCAACTGGAACCCCATCGGCTTGCTCTATAAAGCCATCGTCGCCGGGCTCGAAAAGCTGAGCATCGACGTCCCCGCCAAATTCAGCAGCCTCGGCAATGCCATCATCGATGGCCTGATCGGCGGCATATCCGCCAAGTTCGGCGCCCTCAAGGAGAAGATCACCGGCATCGCCGGCAGCGTCTCCGGCTGGTTCAAAGACACCCTCGGTATCAAGTCGCCGTCGCGTGTGTTCATGGCCCACGGCCGCGACACCCTGGCCGGCTATCAGCAGGGGCTCGCCGCCAACGAATCCGGGCCGCTGCGGCAGATCGGCGACTTCGGCAAGCGCATGCGCCAGGCCGGCGCCGGCCTGGCGATCGGCGCGGCCAGCCTGCCGGCCGTCGCCGACATTCCGCTCGACACCCGCCCGCCGATCTCGGCGGCCAGCGGCGGTGGTTTGGTCATGGGCGATATCAACATCACCGTGAACCCTGCCCCCGGCATGGACGAGCAGGCCCTGGCCCGCTACGTCGCCGCCGAGGTGCAGCGCGCCCTGGCCCAGGCCACGCGCGAGGCCGGCGCCAAGCGCCGCTCAGCGCTCTACGACATCGACTGAGAAATTCTCAATATCTAGTAGCAACGACCAGCTGAGCGGCTACCACATATTGTGCCGACAGCGTAATAGAGGGCTCGCCCATGATGATGGTCTACGGCATGTTCGTGTTCTCGCTGGGCACCGCCGCTTATCAGGAACTCCAGCGGCAAACCCAGTGGCGCCACCCCAGCAGCTCGCGCATCGGCCTGCGCCCGGCCCGGCAGTTCGTCGGCGCGGGTGACGACACCATTACCCTCAACGGCACGCTGATGCCCCAGTTCACCGGCGGCCAGTCGAATCTTGACCAGCTGCGCGCAATGGCCGACCAGGGCGCGGCCTGGCCGCTGATCGAGGGCACCGGCACCATGTACGGTCTCTACGTCATCGAGTCCATGACCGAGCGCAAGAGCCGGCATTTCAACGACGGCGCCGCCCAGCAGATCGAATTTGACCTCACCCTGCAGCGCATCGACGATGACCGCATCGACCAGCTCGGCGTGCTCTCCGGCGCCGCGCTGCGCGCGATCACCGGGGCACTGGCATGAGCCTGCTGCCTATCGCGCGCGGCCGCCCGGCGCGCTCCCCCGACTACCGCATCAGCCTGCAGGGCCAGGCCATCACGCCGCGGCTCCGTGGCCGTGTCGAGAGCCTGCGCCTCACCGATCGCCGCGGCCTCGAGGCCGACCAGCTCGACCTGGTGCTCACCGACGACGACGGCGCGCTCGCCCTGCCGCCCCGCGGCGCCGAACTCACCCTAGCCATCGGCTGGCGTGGCGAGCCCCTCACCGAGCGCGGTACGTTCATCGTCGATGAAGTCGAGCACTCCGGCGCGCCAGATCGGCTCCGCATCCGTGCGCGCAGTGCCGATATGCGCGGCAGCCTGCCCGGCAAGCGCACCCAGAGCTGGCACAAGCTCACGGTGGAGGACATCGTTACCACCATCGCGAAGCGCCACGAGCTCACGCCCAAAGTCGGCCGGAACCTCGCCGGCATCCGCGTCGCCCACATCGACCAGACCGACGAATCGGACCTGAATTTCCTCACCCGCCTCGCCGAGCGCTACGACGCGGTGGCCACCGTCAAGGCGGGCAACCTGCTGTTCATCCCCGCCGGCACCGCCACCACGGCCAGCGGCCTCGAGATCGCCCCGGTGCAGATCCGCCGCCAGGACGGCGACCAGCACCGCTACGTGGTCAGCGACCGCGACAGCTACACCGGCGTGATCGCCTACTGGAACGACGTCTCCGGCGCCGAGCGCAAGGAGGTGATCGCCGGCAGCGACGAGAACCCCAAGCGCCTGCGCCCCACCTACGCCAGCGCCGACGACGCCCTCGCCGCGGCGACCAGCGAATGGCAGCGCATCCAGCGCGGTCACGCCGAATTCAGCCTGGACCTGGCCGAGGGCCGCGCCGACATCTACCCCGAAACCCCCGCCTGGCTCATCGGCTGGAAACCCGAGGTCGAGCAGACGCCCTGGCTGCTCACCGAGGTGACGCACAGCCTCAGTGGCAGCGCCTACACGGCCAGCCTGCAGTTCGAGATCCGCAATACCGATGCGCTGCCGCCATATTGAAGATGGCATCCGACCAATCCCGCTGACACTCCATTAGCATTTGCCTGTGGCTCCCTTCTCTGCGAATACTGTATAAAACGACAGCATCGCAATACACAGGGGAGCGACACCACATGGCAAAGACCCAGCGAGCGCCGGCGGCGCCATACTCCGCCCGGGCCGGGCAACATCCGCATAGCATCGTCATCGAGCGCCAGGAGGGCGAGAGCGCCGAGGCCTGGGAGGCGATGATCCGCGACCTCGAGGCGGCCGCCGTGAACGTCGTCATACGGCTCGACGACAACAGCATCGGCCTGCGTCGCCGCATGGCGAGGGCCTCGGCATGAGCATATTCATCGACATCATCGGCCGCGTCGATCAAATTGCCCCACCGACGCGGCTGCCGCTGGCCGCCGGCGAGGTTCGCGCCGGGTTTCCCAGTCCCGCCGACGACTACCTCGAGTGCGACCTCGACCTGGTCGCGCATCTGATCCAGCACCCCTCCGCTACGTTCTACGTCCGCGGCAAGGGCGATAGCATGGAGCGTCATGGGATCTACGACGGCGACCTGCTCATCGTCGATCGGTCGCTTGATCCCCGCCCGGGCGACATCTTGATCGCCGCCGTCGATGGTGAACTCGTCTGTAAACAGCTCGGCATGTCGGGCGGCTGTAGGGCTCTGCTGTCGGGCAACCCCTCCTATCCCCCCATCTTCCTCGATGGCTGCGAGGTCATGGCCTGGGGCGTTGTCACGCACAACGTACACGCGCTGCGCCGCGGAGTCGCGCGATGATCGCTCTAGCGGACTGCAACCATTATTACGTGTCGTGCGAGAGGGCCTTTCGTCCCGATTTGGAGGGAAGGCCAGTCGGGGTGCTCACGAACAACGACGGCTGCGTGATCGCGCGAAGCCCTGAAATCAAGGCACTGGGCGTCGCCATGGGCGCTCCGGCCCATTTGCTCGAGCCTCACATCAAGCGGCAATGCGTGCTGCTCAGCTCTAACTATGCGCTCTACGGCGACCTCTCCCGCCGAGTGACCTCGGTCTATCACCAATACACGCCACACGTGGATGTATACTCCATCGATGAGTCGTTCCTCGGGTTTCATGGATTCTCCGAGGACACCCTTGGGGCGCACTGCCAGGCGCTGCGTGCCCAGGTGCGAAAAGAGACGGGCATTCCCATCAGCATCGGGCTCAGCGACAGCAAGACCTTGGCGAAAATCGCCAACCATGTGGCCAAGAAGCAGGCGGCATACGAAGGCGTTGCTATGCTGCCGGCCGATAGCCCGGCGACCCGGCGCGTGCTCGAGGAATTGCCGCTGACCGAGGTATGGGGCGTTGCCCGCCGCACTGCGGCCAAGCTCGAAGACATGGATATCCATAGCGCATGGGATCTTCGCGAAGCCGACCCCAAGCGAATTCGAGGCCGTTTCAATGTCGTCCTGGAGCGCACGGTCTGGGAACTGCGCGGTCGCGACTGCATCGAGCTAGACGACATGCACCAGCCGAAAAAACAGATCATGACCAGCCGCAGCTTCGGCCGATTGACAGGCAATCTGGCGGACCTGCGCGAGGCGGTACGCGCCCACGCGGCCCGCGGCGGAGAGAAGCTGCGCAAGCAGTCGAGCCTGGCGCGCGCGGTGCTCGTTTTCGTGAAAACGAATCCCTATCGCGACGACCAGCCCCAGCATGGCCAGAGCGTTGTCGTCGGGCTGCCGCGCCCGACTGACGATAGCCGGCTGATCGTTCGAGCAGCCATGCACGGCCTCGAGAGCATCTACCGCAAGGGGTTCGCATACCAGAAGACGGGCGTGATGCTGATGGATCTATGCGATAGAGATGGCGAGCAGCTCGACCTGATGGCCACGCCGCAGAGCGAGGATGAGCGCCGGCGCAACGAGCGATTGATGGCCACGCTCGACAAGCTGAATCGAGAGCATGGCGCCGGCACGGTAAAGCTGGGCGGCGGGCGAAAGAATGCAGCCTGGCACTTGCGTAGCCAGTGGCGCACGCCAAGGTATACGACGCGGTGGGACGAACTGCCGGTCGTGCGGATGGGCTGAGGGCAAGAAAGCGGCGAAGAAAAGGCCCGGCTGAGTAAGCCGGGCCAGTCGAGACGGGCAATTCCGAGCATCTTGCTCTCGCAGCCGATCATCCAGATCACGCACGTTCCGTGTGCTGCGCCCATCCTGGTGCACTGCTTGCCGCTAACCCTCAGGATAGGACCTGAGTGGATCGCTTGCAGTTTCCGTATGAATCGGGCTGTAGCAGTTCGTCAAGCGGGATTGAGCAGTTCCTCACCATGCTTATCGGAGGCCTTGTTGACCGTTTTATGGATGCGCCACTTCGTCAGCATCCGGTGATCGATATGCTGGGTGACGTTGCGGACCACATCACGGTCGCTCAGATCCGGGTCGAGCCAGGGCTCGATGCTCTCATCATCCAGGGCAAGCGGCATGCGATGATGGATCTCTTCAGCGAGCCCGCGCGCCGGCTCGGTGATGATCGCCACGCCTGGCTTGCCATCGTCTCGCTCGGCCCAGATGCCGGCGAGCATCAATAGCTCGCGGTCTTCGCGGCAGAGGAAATAAGGCTCCCCAGGGTCGATGTTCTTGTCCCACTCATACCAGCCGTCGACCGGGATCAGGCAGCGGCGCTTGCGTAGAGAGGAAAGCCATAGCCCTGACTTGGCGACGCTCTCCCAGCGAGCGTTCTTGTATTGGCGCGGCTTGCCTTTCATCCAATGGGGCCGGTAGAACCACCAGATATCCGCCGTCTCAGGCGGTTCATCGCCCGATGACCGACGGACCGTCGTGATCCAGGAGCCGGGCGGCACATTGTACCGAGGGGCGATATGCCCATCGGTGCTGGGGAGTCCGGCCTTGCGAGCGAGTTTCGGGTAAGCACTGTAAAGCGCGAAGCGACCGCACATCGAGGCGTCTCCCCGGCGAGATTCATTTCAAGCGTGGCCGCTATCCCCGCGCCCGGCAAGCGCCTCAGAACGCGTAGCGCCGCGCCTGGCTGACGACCACGCCGCGCAGATCGCTCCGCCGCGCCGGAAGCGAGCCGCTGCGGTCCAGCGGCGGCACCAGCAGCAGCCCGCCGCCAATGCGGAACGCATGGAAGAGGCACTGCTCATCCTCCACCTGGGCGATCACCAGGTCGTCGTGCTGCGGCACCCGGCCCTCTTCGACGATCAACACATCCCCCTCCATCAGCGGGCCGCTGACGCCGGCCTGTTCGGAGACCTCGACAAGGTAGCAGCTCGGGCCGAAACGCGACGTGTCGTAGCCTTCGAGGGCCGGGTGATCGATTCCGAGGCAGAGCGGCCCGACGTAGTTCACCTGCATTATTTTTCTCCTGCGTACTGTATGGGCATACATATACTGAAACGCATGAGACGAATCAATCGCTGAGCTGGCACACTGCACGAAACAATGACGAAGGAGGCCGCCATGCGCTACCTGATCGCCCTGCTGCTCACCACCCTGCCGCTGGTCGCCCAGGCGGAATATGGCGACGTCACCGTCAGCGAGGTCACCAGCATCTACGATGGCGATACGTTCCGGGTGAATATCGAGGGCTGGCCGGCGATCATCGGCGAGCGCGTGCCGATACGCTTGCGCGGCGCCGACACACCCGAGATGCGCGCCCAGTGCGAGTACGAGAAGCGCCTGGCACGCCAGGCGAAACAGTTCACGGTCGCCGCCCTACGTGGCGCCCATGTAATAGAACTGCGGGAGATGGAGCGCGGGAAGTACTTCAGGGTCCTGGCCAACGTAGTGATCGACGGCGAGAACCTCGCCAGCGCGCTGATAAATGCAGGGCTGGCGAGGCCATATGAGGGTGGGACCAGGGAAAGTTGGTGTAGATAATTATAAGTCGCACGGGAACTGGAGAAGTATAAGCGGAGTTTCCTAGCCAGCCTCCAACATAGATTACGCTTTTTCCGTTTGCCAATCATTTAGCGCAAAAAGAACAGCACAATCACCGTCATTGTTCCAGACAGCACTCTCAAGCCCCCAGTAGCGAACATGAGTAGTTGTGTTGGAGTTATTGCCGCGTTTAGTATTTTTTCCTTTGCCAGTGTAGAGCCAGATGAAGTCACCCTCAGAAGCTTTTTCGTCTGCGAACCAGTGGATATGCCTCAGCTTATTCGATATTGCCCTTTCGCCAGTGTAAGTGGTGTCAGCCAGCATGTAATGCCCTAGGTTGCAGTCTCCGATGACTTTCAACCGCACACATTCTTGGCTAGCCCTTCCAGCTTCTTGGATGCTCAGAATTTTAAGTTTCATGGACTATTTCCTTTATTCAAAACTAAATGACGCCCGGTTATCCGCCGCCTGCATTTCCATACCGATGCAGCTATCCAGCAGCGTATAGCTGCCGGGGCCACCGAGGGTGGCAAGCTCGACACATTGGCTGCGGATGCCGGCCGGGATGGAATTCCAGGCCCCTTTCAGGCCATCGTAAGCGGACTGTTCGCCAGCGATGCAGGAATTGAACAGCGTATTGCTGAATTCGCCGCCAAGGCTGGCGAGCTGCTCGCATGACGCCTCGACATCGAAACGGGGTATTTCCCCTGCGAACGAAACGCCTGACCACAAGGCCAGGCAGGCAAACACGAGAGCGATCGGTTTCATATCAACCCCCAGCCTCAGACGACGGAAATGAGATGAGAAGGCGCAACCGCCCCGTAATCGAATGACGCCTTCTCAGGCTCCGAGCCCTCGATCACCGCGCCGAAGATCGCCAAGCCGATGAAGTAAATAATCGGCGACACAATGAGTGAGCAGACAAGCTGCGTGATGCCGGCGGCCGTTCTGCCGCGCGTGATCACCACGATTGCAATGATGAAGGCAACGAAATTGAGCGGGGCGCCGAGGAAGAGGCCCAGGCCGGCGACCGGGAGAAGAAAGCAGATCCAGGTGATGGCCAGAAGAATCCATACGGCCTTGACGGGCGCGCTACGAGGCGCGTCCTGAACGGTAGCGTCAGACATGATGCAGTTCCTTGCGTTAGGTTGAAGTCGGCCGCTAAGCGGCTCTCATTTTGCTATCGGCAGGTCGGTGCCCGCCTTTATGGTTGTTCGTATCTCAGCCCAGCCGCATAACCTCCCATGCAGTTAGGCGATCCTTCCAATCCGAATCTCGCAGCGCCCGATAATCTCCAAGATGCCCATATCCTGCGGCCGCACCATCTCTCGCTCATAGTGCGTGTTATCGCTGATCAGCATCAGCGCACCGCCGGCCACGCGCTGCACCCGCTTGATGCGCAGCTCGCTATCCATCCGTAACAGGAATACTCCATCCGGCTTACGCTGCGAGCGGTCGACCAGCACCTTATCGCCGTCACGCAGCGTGTCGCCCATAGAATCGCCGCGCACCTTGGCACCCACCACTTGCGCCGGATCAAGTCCTTCTGCCTGGAGCTGGACAGTCTCGAAATACAGGGTGCTCTCGATATTCTCGGCATCGAACAGCCGACCTGAACCTGCCGCCGCCTCGATGTCGTACATCGGCACCGCCGAATAGCCCGGCCCGACGGGGCCGCTGCTGGGCGTCAGTTCGCCGAACTCCTCCAGGTAGGCTCGAGGCATTTCTTTGACGACGGTGCCGGACTTGGCCAGCCCCCGCTGTGGCTCGACGTAGCTGATACCGTCTGGCGCCTCGCCCTTCCCCAGAATCAGCCAATCGAGGCTGACATTCATTTCGAGTGCCACTTGGACCGCTTCCTCAAAAGGAATGCTCCCGCGCACCTTCTTGTTCGACATCAGCGTCGAGTGCCCGCCGAAGTACTCGGAAAGCGCCTTGTCACTCGATACGCCAACCACAGCTTTGAGCCGGCTTATTACAGTAGAAACGTCTTCTTTGCTGTGCATATGAGTATTCGTTCTATCTTTGAAAGACGATTCGGCTTGATCGGCACTCGTTTCGTTTCTATGCTTAGTTTGTCCAAGACAACGACTAGGAATACTACGCGATGAGTGCATCAGATTCCTCCCCCCGTCGCATTTCGCGTTCCCCAAATGGTTGTAACGCCAAGCCGATCTACCTGGCCCTGCGCCCGGTCGAGCGCGACGAGGTAGAGGGCATTTCCAAGCGGCTGGTCCATTCGATCGGCGGCACCTCCCGCCTGCTGCTGTTGATCGGCCTCGAGAAGTATCGCCGCGATGGGCTGGATGTGCTGCTGCGTGCCAACGAGGAAGACTTCCTCGCCCAGCATCCGCCCCTCAAGCCCTGATCCGATCGCAAGGAGAGAACCAGCACCATGACCGCAATCGCCGAACCCAGTGCCGATTCAATGAGGCTCGCCAGCTTGATACAGGAGTGTCGCGAGCGAGCCATGCTTCGACGCCCCCGCCACGCCGCAGAACGGATCGAAATCAGGTCAATCGCCACCAGAAGCTGCCCGCCCATAGTTCGTTCGGGCCGCCTGGTCGAGGCCAATGCCTATCTCAGAAAAATGGCGGCGATCAGCTTCACCGAAGCTCAGCTTTTTTCAGGCATCGAGGAGGCCATGAACTGCGGCTACCCCGATGTGACCGTTACTTACCGGCGTCAGGGCGATACCTGCTCATCAGCCCGTCTCTGGACGGTCCACTGTCAGCCAGCAGATTCCTGAAACCGAGGTCGCAGATCGCATGATCCAGGGAATGCAGTTCACCAATGCTCTCGGCGTAGATCACTCGGTAGATCTCGCCGTCCCGGTTTTCCAAACCTGCCGGGACATCGGGGACACCGCCGCCAAACTCGGGCCGCTCATCAGCCAGGCGCTCGATCGCCTCGGTCACGCTCTCGTCGTAGCTGGGTATGGCAACACCAGGGATATAGCGGTTTTCCATAAAAAAGCTCCGTTTCAACAAGTGTTTCGTTGCTGCGCCGCTGCCACGGCGCAGCGTCAAGCATAAGGGAAAAACGATATGTACCAGGACCCGAACCGTATCCGACAGAAGTTCGCCACCGTCTACCTCGATCAGTACGAGGCCGACGTCATCACCTCGATGGCCAACTACCTCGGCGTTTCCAAGGCTGAGCTCGTGCGCCAACTGGTGATGAAGGAAGCCCAGGAGACGCTGGGCATCGATATCGGCGAAGCCAGCGAGGTCAGTGTTGCTGCTGCCGCCTCCTAAAAGAAGCCGTTTCTACACCGTGCATAAGAGGTGCCCATGCCCGAGCAACTGATCGAGATCGATGCCCGCCTGAATCCGGTGCTCGAAGCCGTGCGCGCTCAGCAGGGACTGGAAACGCTGGGACAGGCCGCCGAGTGGCTGCTGCGCCGCCGCCTGCGAAAAGGAGCCCAGGGCCTGACGGGCCGCGGCCGGGCGCTTTACCCCGTAACACGCAATGGAGACCGCCGGTGAGGATCAACTGCCCCCACTGCGCCGACCGCGCCATGACAAGAACCAGCAAAAGGCCCGCGCCGGTCTTCTACGAGGTCTACGCGCAGTGCATCAACCCGGCATGCGGCTGGGCCGGAAAGATTCTGGTCGAGTTCGCCACCACCACGGCGCCCAGCCGGCAGCCAAACGCCGACGTGCGCATCCCGATGGATCCGCGCTGCCGAAAGACGCTGCTCGAGCAGCTGCTGACCGACGCCAACTGATAACACAACGCCCTACGCAGGAGAGAGAGCCATGAACACGGTCACCCCGATTCGTCCCGAGCACCGCCGGGCACCGCACCTGGATCCGCAGAACGTCGCCGTGGGCTGGATGTTCCGCTATGGCCACCAGCTTGATCGGGTCACCGCCCTCGAGGAATGCACGCTGCACCTGATGGGCGAGTACGACATGAGCGAGCACGCCGCCGAAATCGCCGCCATCCAGGCCTATGCCGAGGTCAGCAGCGTTTCTCAGGTGGCTCACATCGATATCGCTGCCACCACCCAGCACGTCGTGGTGCTGCGGACCATGGGCGGGCGCCCGGTGATGTTCACCGCCGATGATCTGGTGCACGTGCTCGAGAGCGCCCGCGACGAGGGCCGTGCCCGGGTCGTCAATACCGACACCCGCCGCCCAGTCGTCATCGACCAGTAAGCCGCCACGCCCAGCCAGCCCAGGAGGTGCTCATGCCAGCCTCGATTCACACGTTGCCAACGCCGAAGGCTCAGCCCGCCATCGAACGCGATCGCGGCGACTGGGGTGCCCTTCGCGCCGAGCTCCATAGCCGCTGCGCCGATCAGGATCTCGCCGAGCTGTGGTCAGAGCTGGGCATCGGCGAACGCAAGGCCGTGCTCGCCAGCGCCCGAATGGAGCCCGGCGATGCGCTCATCAGCATCGAGGACATGGCCAAGGCCGATCGCGATGCGATCCGCGCCGCCATCCACCGCATGAGCCAGTACGGCCGCCGGCTGCGTGAGCGCCTCGAGGGCGATCGCCCCCACCCCAGCCGCGAGCTGGCCAGCCATGCCCGCCAGGCGCTGGCCAAGGGGGACACCGAGGCGGCTGAGCATTGGCTGGCACTGATCGAACGGGGAGTCGCCTGATGCTTACTTCGTCACAAGCCACCCAAGCCGCGCTGGCACACCTGCGGAAAGCCGCCGCCGATCAGGCCGAAGCGGTCATCGTCGCCGCCGCGGAAGGCCGCCAACAGGATGCGGCATGGTCACGCCACTTGTGCCGGCAGATTCAGCAGCTGGCCGAAACCATCGAGGCCGATGCCACAGCGGATGGATTTCTATCCCTGCCGGGGAAAAGTGGATCTCGCTGCCATTCCGCCAGTCAGGATGGCGACGCATGACAGCCCTCGAGCAATCACTGCCGTTCGGCACGGTCGACTGCCGCAAGTGGCGCGCCACGTTCTTCGAGGCGCTGCCCAGCCTGGCCGAGGATCTCGCCGGCGGCTTCGTCTACGTGGCGACGCGCTATGGCAACGCCGCCGGCAACCGCTGGCTGGCTCGCAATGCCAAGGGCCTTATCGAGCCCGAGCGGATCTATCGCCGCTTCGGCCCCATCGCCGAAGACCTGCGCCGGGCCATGATCACCCTGCGCCGTCGCGAGCCGACGACCATCGAAGGCATCAAGGCCGGATGCGCCTGGCTGGCCGACGTCGAGACGCGCCTGATGATCGGCTCGCTCAATGCCACCCACGACGACGACGCCCTGATCGACTATGCCGTCGCCCAGGCCCGCGCGGTCGAGGATGAGCGCAGCAAGATCATCGGCGGCATCGCCGAACACAACCGCCGCCTGCGTCTCGGCTTGCTACCGCCCCCGCTCGAGCTGCCACGCCTGAAGGGCAACAGCCTGTCAGCGCAATCTCGCCATATGGCTCAGCTGATCGCCGAGGCACGAAACCCGCTCACGCCCCCGCCCGCCGGTATCCCGCTGATGGCGGCATTCATCTGGCAGCGCTCGCCGGTGATGAGCCTGGCCGTGGCTGATGCGCTCGCATTGAAAAAAGCGCGCGCCCGGGCCCGTCTGCACGGCATAACGCCGCCGTGTCTCAAGAGCAGGCCGGCGGTACAGCTCGCACGCCTGAGCTGCTCGCTTTGGTGGCGTCGCAAGCTGCGCCGCATCGCCGGACGCCGGCTCGAGCAGGTGCAGCGCGAGGCGCACCGCGTGCACGCACAGGCGGGCATCTACTGCAGCGACATGACGCTCGAGCGCCGCCGCTCGCAGAAGGTACGCAACCGGGCCCTGCTCGAGACGCTGGAAGCGATCAACCAGGAAGGCCAGTCCTACACCCTGGCGGAGCTAGCCGAGCTGGGCCTGGCCAATCCCGATCACCGCCGGGCGGAGCTCATGCTGCGCATTCGCGGTACCGAGGCCGAAGCTCGCCGCCTCGGCCACGTCGGCATGTTCTACACGGTGACGACGCCCAGTCGTTTCCACCCGGTCACCAAGGATACGAAGACGGGCAAGGTCCGCCGGAATCGCAAGTATGACGGCAGCACGCCGCGGGATGCCCAGCAGCACCTGCAGAAGCTGTGGGCCAAGGCCCGCGCCAAGTTGGCCCGCGATGGCCTGGCCGTGTACGGCATTCGAGTGGTCGAGCCGCACCACGATGCGACGCCTCATTGGCACCTGCTGGTGTGGATGCGCCCGGAAGACGAGGCGGATGTGACTCGCGTGCTCCAGGAATACGCCGAGGCGGAGTCGCCGGAAGAGCTGTTCGATCGTCGCGGGAACAAGACCACGGCGCGCTTCAAGGCCGTGAAGATCGATCACTCCCGCGGGACCGCGGCCGGCTACGTCGCGAAGTACATATCGAAAAATATCAATGGCGAGCAGTTCGCCCGCGATGGCGTCGAGAACGATCACCTGGACCGCTACGAGCATGACCTCAACGACAGCGCGCCACGCATCGAGGCGTGGGCGGCTTGTTGGGGAATCCGTCAGTTCCAGCTCGTGGGCCTTCCCTCGGTCACGGTCTGGCGAGAGGTGCGGCGCCTCACCGAGAAGCAGGAAGACCAGCTGCGCCGCTGGGAAGAAGCCACCCGGCCGGAGCCGCGCGCCGCTGTGACTTTCCAGCAGATTCGCCAGGCGGCCAATGCCGGCCAGTGGGATCTGTTCCTTCGTCTCATGGGCGGCCCGAACACGCCGCGCAAATACCAGCCCATCAAGCCGTGGACGGTCGAACGCATGGACCTCGACCGCGCCGAGTTCAGCCACGCCACCGGGGAAGAGAGCGGCGACATCACCGCGCGCGGGCGCTACGGCGAAACCGTCAAGGCCACCTGGGGCTTGGTGGTGCAGGACGGCAAGGGTCGTGAATCCGAATATCTCACCCGCCTGTACCGCTGGGACGTTCGGCCTCGCCAGCAGAGCCCGGCAGCGGGCACCCCGGGACCCGGCGCAGCCGGGGCCCCTTGGACTTGTGTCACTAACTGTACGGAGCCCGGCCAGGGCGACGGACAAGGCCTCATTACTCAGCGTCTGCTGACGCCAAGAAATCCCCTGCCAGAAGTGCCCTATGGGCAAGTTCTGGCTGACCAGGTCCGCCGCTACGAAGAGTGGCGGGCCAGTGAGGAATACCGAGCCGAGCTCGAAGCCGTCGAGCTCGAGGATCGGCTGGTTCGCGCTGCCACGCAGCGCCTATTCAAGCCCGCGCCGCTGCCCGAGTGGCAGGGCGTCGAAGAGTACTTCCCAGACGGGATCTGACCACAACAACGCGCCACGCAGGGCGCAGAAGGAGAAAACTATG